TAGCTTTGTATCTAACGTTTCCAGTATCAAAGTCACCTTCCATTGCAGTTGTCAATGGAGCTCTGTTGAACATTTTCATTCCATTTGGAATGTCTGTTAAGATATAGAATGCATCTGTATCTGTTAGGTAGTTGTTCACTCTATAACCTTGAGGAATCATACCCATAGATACGATAGCATTGATATCGTTATCAGCTGTTCCAGTTCTACCTTGAGATTTCATCAATCTCTCAGCTGTAAACTGAAGCTCAGAAGGAATGATCATTTTCACTCCTCTTGCTGCAACTCTAAGACCTCTTTCGTCAGTCATTTGACCAATGTCGATCAAAGATTGCTCTAACGAAGTTTCGTTAAGGTCTGCCTGAGTAGATAGTGTGTTTTGAAAAGTTCCAGCCACTGTAGGGTGTGATGTATTAAATAATGATACACCGTCACCTGAATCAAAACCATCCGTTGAAGGAAGACCTTGAATTAGAGGCTCGACAGCTTTTACTTGTTTAGCATTACTCATAGATCTAGCTAAAGCTTTTGTATATCTAGACGCAAGTCTATCATACAAGTTGTCCTCAATCGCTTCTTCAGTGATTGCGAACGCTAAAGCTACAGTCTCATGAGTGTATCTAGCTGTGAAAGTTTCTTGTGCTTCATCAAATGATACACCTGAACCTTCACCTTTTACTTGTGCGTTTGCGAAACCAGATAACATAACTTCTTCTTCAAAAGCTCTGTCAGATGATTCCTCAGTATAAATCTCAGCATGCTGATTTTCATACCTTTTGTATTCCAAGCCGAACAGTGCGTTCAAACCTGGCTCTAGTTCTTTAACTAGTTGTGATCGTGATATTGCCATTTTTGTTCTCCTATTCTAGCTTTACGATTGTAGCTCAATTAGATTAGCAACTACTACTACAGATCTGAAAGCCGCATTTTCATCGTTTTCAGGATCTTCAGCAGATCGAAGTAATCTCCATGAAGCTGCATCAGCACTTGTGTCGCCGATATCTAGTGTAGCTGAAGACTGACCAGTAGTTGTACTACCTGCCGTTGTATTCATGTCATACGTTTCTAAATATCCTGATTGTGCTACAGCAGCATCTGTTGCTACTACATATTGTTGTTGTGGGTTATCGAATACAAATGCATCGATATCTTCTGAGTTTGCAGGTGTTACTTGCACGTAATGATTCGCAAATGTAGGCTTCAAAGTTGTAGCCGCATTATAGAAGATTCCGTTTAGTACACCAAGAACTGGAGCATCAGTTGTCTGACCTCCAATTATGTAACCTGCACTAGAAGCAACTGCTTCACCGTGATATACAGTGGTAGCATAACCCGCATCGATTTTGTATTTGCCCTGACCAGAAGTCGCTGGTGTTGAACCAAGCGTTCCTGCAGGAATCAAACCAAAACCTTGACTGTTTCTATTTGCCATAGTTGTTTCTCCTTATGTACCTGCCGTCGTAAAACGGCCTCCAGTACGGTTTATAAATTCAGTGATTAAAAAAATTACTTTTTCGTACCACCGAAGGTTACACGAGATTGCCTTTCAACATTGATCGGCATTCTACTATCCTGCTCCTTCATAAGATCGTTGTTTACTGCTTCGTCTTGTTGTTTATGACGGTTAGCCATATACTCTTGACGTTGTTTCGCGATCTCTTCAGGTACCTTTGCAAGTAAAAGGCCACCGACCCCAATCACTCCCTTGTATTTGCCCTCATCGAGGACTGGATAATCAGATGCATTTTCAACTTCTTCAGCTCTAACTAATTCATAACCTTCTCTTATTCTTCCAGTTATATTTTTAGTGTCTTGAAAGCCGACGCTCTCTGCTCTTATCCATCTATACCTGAATCCATCAGGTGCAGGGGGTGCATCTAGAGAAGATGGTGGAACCCACACTTTAGGTCTTTCAGAGTTTGACCGTGTTTGGTTCGCACGAGATGAAGTATTTTTGTTTTCTTTTTCCATATTACGCTCCTTCCTTCACGTGTTTTAATTGTTTTGCGTACTCTTCGAGTGGCACACCTAATTTTTTAGCTATTGCTACCTGTGATGATGTGAGTCTCACAGTTTTGCGACCTGGCTTTACGCTTCTTGTAGCAGAAGCAACTGTCTGAACAGGAGCGGTCGTTTGCTTGTCATTAGTATTACCAAATTTATGAGGAAAGTCAACTCTAATACGTTTGTCAACTTCTGCATAATACTCGTTTGAGTTTGGATCATAACCTTCTTTTTCCGTAAGATCTTTATGTATTTCAAAAGCAGTGTAAGTCATTGCTTTATCAGTACCAAACCATGAGTTATTAGAAGCCCATGCTTCAGCTCTAGGATCTGGATTATTAGGTTGTTCCATTTGAACTGGTGGTTGAGTTAATACAGGTTTTTCAGCCTGTTGTTCTTCTCTACCAGCTTTAGTTTGTTCAAGTTTTGCATTTTCAAAAGCAAGAGTTGCAATTCTTTTATTTGCTTCAACTTGACCTTTGGCATCACCAGCTTCAATCGCTGCTGCTAGTTCTTTTTGTGCAGCTTCTAAACCTGTTGAAATACTAGTCTCAAACTTTTTAACATATTCAGAATCAGTTTTTTCAAACCTCTTTTCTAAAATCTGTCTTTTTTCCTCTACAGCTTTTGCGTATTCAACAGCAGCTTGTTCTCTTCTTTCTGCTTCTCTCATTTTACGTGTAAGTTTTGCAATACGAGATTGTACACCTTTACTGTAGTCTTCTAAAGTTTCGTCCGATTTTTTTGTTTCTTCTTTTACTGGTTCTTCTGTTACTGTTTCTTGTTCCGTGTTTTCTTCTGGCTGTTCAATTACAGCTTCTTCTTTTTTCTCTTCGATATCTACAGTAGCATCAGGTCCTGATGTATCTATAGGTACCAATTTGTTTTCTTCTGTGTCTGGCATAGTTACTCCTTTCTATGATTAAAACTCATGCAAGATGTCCTCTGGACTATCAATTGTTGCTAACACTTCATCGTCGTTTAGCAGACGCATCTCACCACCATCTATTTTGATTCGGCTACCTGCATAACGTGCAAACATAACCCAATCTTTTTCCTTGCACCACGGACCCTCAGGATATCTCTCTTTATCCTTATAACATTGTGGACCCATAGCTAAAACTAAACCAACTTGGGATGCAACTTGTTGTCGTTCCAAAGTTGTTTCAGCTAATACTAATCCGCCTTTAGTTTTTTCTTTCATTTTGAAAGGTAAAACTATCATCCTCCACCCAGTAGGTTTTGGTAATTTAGGCTCTTTTTTTTTCTCTGATTTTTTTACACCAACAAGATCATTGTTTGGTGTTAATATTGATGACTGTTCCTTTTTCATTTTGCTCCTTATCTTCTAGCAGGTTAGAGATTTCCTGTAGTGTTGCCTCGTAGGCATTTATCTGTCCTATTATATACTTATAATTTTCCATATTGTCAACACCGCCTGATGTGACTGATATCGATAAATTATCTAATCTGTTTCTTAAAAATTTAAGTAGATTGTTTATTACTGTTTCTAATTGCACTAAGCACCAACTTTCTTCATAGCTTTTTTATGACTTTTCGAAAACGACATTCCTTTTTTCATGTCTTTTTTCATGCTAGTCATATGCTTTGAAGAATGATGCTTGCTGTGTTTTTTAAGTGTTGTTTTTTGTCTTTTACTTAGTTCTTTTTTCTTTAACATTTCCATCTCCTTCTTGCCTGACGGATTCGTGAATTAGGATCATTTCTTGTTTTAGCTGATGCTCGTTTTAATTGTCCGAGCGATCTTGCGCAGTATGATTTTCTACGTTTTGCAGCTTTTGATCCAGGTTTTACTTTTCCTGTCACGGCTGTTTTTAATTTAGAACCGGGATTTGCTCTTCGATATGCAGCCACTCCGGCTCTTGTCATGCCTGCACCTTTTTCCGTTGGACGGAAATTCTTTTTATTTCTTTTAGGCATAGTGCCTTTTGAATATTCTATTCTACCACCAGATGCTCTCTTAGTTCCTCGTTTTTTTGTATTTTCTTTTTTTTCTTCTTGATATTTTATAAGTTCTTGTCGATCTAAGTTACCTAAATATCTACCATCATCGTAAACTGGAACTTTATTTTGATTATAAACTGGAGCTTTATTTTGATTATATCTACTCATTATGCAAATGTCTTTACGTTAGTTGGTTTACCACCAGGATTACCTGCTGCTCGTTTTCGTTTGACAGCACTCGCCTTTTGCGAGCTTGTCATCCGTGTGGCTTTTGCAAGTGGGACGCATTTTGGATACTTCCGTTTCGATCCTTTGCTCCTCCCGCATGGTTGATATTTTCCGTCTTTCTTCGGAGCTCCAATGTCTACCCATTTCTGTGCTACCCATTCTCTTAGCCCTCCTTTTGAAAAATGCGTTCGCATTACGAATTCTTTCCGTAAGCTCTTCCTTTGCCTTTCATGGCTAACTTACATTTACCACCCATTCGATATCCCATTCGTCCACCTTTAGACATTAGTTGAAGATTATCAACAGGTCCAAAATCAGGTACTAGGAGTTCATATTCTTTACCATTCATTATGATAACGTTTGTCTTTTTTTTCTTTTTTTGAGATTGAGATAGTCCTTCTGATGGTTTTTCTTTTCTCGTCATTGTTTTTTTTGGATCTGGTCCTGGCATTATACTTGTCCTCCTTTAAGGTATTTCATTCTAGTCATGTCCATCATTCCACCACCCATAGCTTTTTTTCTTCCACCTGGTTTGATTTTACCTGAACATACTCCAGATGCATACATATTAGCATATGCTGATGGATATACTTTAAATTTTCTTTTAGCTGCAGCTTTACCTCTTGGACAAAGTTTTGCCATTAGACTCTACCACCTTTTTTCATATAACCCATTTTGTTTCTAACTTGTCTTGGAAGTTTTGATAATCCTTTTTGTTTTTTTGGATCTACAGGTTTTAAATTTTTATTTTTAGGTGCAAAAGTTT